CCATATTCAAAGATGCTTCAAGAAAAGATTTGCCTATAAGTGCAATTGGAAATGTTACGACAAAAGACATTAAACTACCCAATTGACGAATACGATTTTGTACATTGCCAAGTTGGGCTTCATTAATACGAAAACCAATAATATGAACTAATTCACGTACAATCATTTTTAAGCTCGAATATGATTAAGTCTTTCTTCATGATCTTGAATATCTATTCGTATAAATTCTCGTTCTTTTGCATCATTTTGAATTTGTTTACCACAATCTTTAATAGTAACAAAACGTTCTTCTAATTGTAAAATAAAACCATTTAAACTTGATTTAACAATTGCTACTACTGCAGAACCAATTAATAAAATAACAAGACCAGCTATAATATCACCAAAATATTTTTCCATTATTTTCCTTTTGGTGTCGGATTAAATATTTCATTTACTTCATCCGCAATATCTAATGCATCCCCTAATTTTATTGCATCATCAACTGAATAAACCGTATTCAGTTCTTCTAATGTTGCAACTTGTTTTATTACAAGTTTCCATATTTCAAATTCATCTTTAAGTTCATCATCTACTCTTTCAAATAACTTTTTTAACTTTTCGGCGATACTGGCATTTGGAATTTTTTCATGAGGTTCCCAATATCGCCGAAGTCGAAAAAATTATTTGCTTTTATTACCTCATAAGCAAGTTTATATGCAAAAGAATAATCAGCAATAAATAATTCATCAAATTTCTTTTGATCAATATTTATTCCATCAACAAACACTCCAGATAACAATTCAAGTAACAGGGTGAATAGACTTTCTTCATTTATCACTGTTGCTAATGTTTCAAAGGCTCTTACAAGATTGATATCAGCATTCATTATATCTTTAGTTGAATTTAAATCTTTTGGATTTACAACTGAAGACAGTACGGGGAGAACAAGTTTAAATAGTTTAGCTTTGATTTTAAAGCCACGAACTGCGTGAAACTGTACTATTTTCACAGCATGTCCGTTTACTTCTTTCTCAATTGTCTGAACCGGCATCGTTCCTCCGTTTTGAAATTAGCCAGAATATTCTAAATTTCCACCTATAAAAATGTCAACATCAGCAGCATCAAACTGCCAATTTCTTTCATTTAAATCCTTTCCAAAATTTACTTCTGCTGGCTTTCTTATCCATGCAAAAGCCGAAACAAGAGCAGATAAACTTCCAAGATCAAAAATAAGAACCGGGATGATAGCTGAATTTGAAAGTTCATCAGCTAACATAAGACCAGATAAAACATCATTTGACATAGAAGTTTGTTCTAGTGTAAAATCTATTTCACCTGATCTATCAAGGCTTTTTGATCTTGAAACTACACCTCCAATTCCAATAACTTTTTCAAAAGTATCATTAGAACGTACTACTTTTATAGCACTCCCACTAACAAAACCACTTATTGGTATTCCACCAACATACACATGTACTGTTGATGGATCATATGTTCTTAATGGCACTATATAATCTCTTACTGATCATCAATAGTTGTTCCACCAGTGAACATATCTAAATCAGCAGCTTCAAGTGTCCATTCACGATTTGAAATATCTTTACTAAATTCAACATCAGCATGTTTCTTAACCCAGACAAAAGCGGAAACATAACTAGATGTGCCATATAGATCAGTTATTGTAATGGGTACAACATCATTATCGGCTGATCTATTTGCAAAATCAGTAAGAACATCATTAGAAGGTGAAGTTTGAGCAAGTGTAAGAGTAATTTCACCAGAAACATCATTACTCTTTACACGAGAAAGAACACCATCCATTCCAGATGATTTAGAAAACATATCATTGGAACGACTAACCTTGATTGATGTTCCATCAGCAAAACCACCAATAGGTTTACTATCAATCAGAACTGCTACTTGTTTTGGATCATATGTCCTAACCATTTTCTTCTCCTTTTTTTATTATTTTTGTTATAATGTTACAACACCATTAATCACTACACTGTGAATTGCTCCAGAAAGAAAAGCCGTAAACTTTACATCAGTCAATGTACGGGCAATTTTATCACTTGTAGGAATACTAGCAAAACTTGGTGTTTCAATAAAATATCCACCAATCTGTTTCTTATCATCATCAAAAGCAGTGGGAGATATTCCACCACGGTTTTGACCAATCTTAAGTGGCTGTTCCAAAGCCGACTTAATAACCATGATGCCAATTGCAGTATAAGGAACTTTAGGTTGACTAACAAGAGCAGAATATACTGATTCAGTAATTCTGGCCGCAAGCCAATCGATAAAGATTACAATATCAATATATTCATTTGCTCCAACCTGTCCTTCACGAACAATATTTACTCCACCAATATTTTCATAAACATTGGCATATTTGTCTCTAGCATTGGTTGATTGTGTAGAAGTAAGAACATCAACTGTAATACCAGAAAGGGTCTTAAACATTGCCGTATAAGTACCTGGATCAAGAGGAAGAATCTTACCAAACAATGCAGCTTCAATTCCTTCTGTTGCAGCTTCTTTTCCAAACATTACTGCAGTACGTTCAAGAGAATTATTTTTGGCATAAGCCGCGATTGAAGTAGTATCTCCTGAAACAGTCTGATTAATAATATTTAGATCAGCAGAACCAGCAATAAAGAATTTTTTATTACTTTCAGTCCAAGCGGCAACAAGTTTCTGCTTGGCAATATCGCGGGTTGCAGCAGCAAGGCCGTACCAATCAGGTTGTTCAAGAAGAATTGCATCGAGAGAAGTATTATAGGCTTCAGCCAATTCAGTACAAGTAAGTACGTAAGTTGGCGTACCTCCAGTAGCAGCGGAGAAGTCAAAAGTTACTCCAGTAACATATCCTGAATTAGGAGTAATAACAAGAGTGTTTGTTCCTGTAGTATAGACCGCCGTGTCAACCGCAACATCAGCAGCAATTAAAGCAGCGAGAGCCGTCATCGTTCCATCAAAAGAAGTTGACCAAGCCTGTGAATAAAGTTTACTATTCACATATGCTTTAAAAGTACCACCAGAAACCGAATCTTCAGTAAAAACAAAAGTTTTACTTGCCTGAACTGCACCAAGAGCAATTCTTGTAGGAGACGGACTCTGGGCAAAAGCAGCAGTAATAAGTGCTTCTTCAAGTGTAGAAGTACCGATCACTTTTGCTTTTGCCGCTGCGGGTGTCTCAAAATACTCTAAACGATTATCAATATTTACATTAGGACCAACGATGAGAAGTGTACCAAATCCCGCACGCGAGACAGACTTAATGTCTTTTGTGATTACAACATTTACAATTTCAGAGAGACCCATTTTTTACTCCTTTATTTAGTTTATATTGGTCTTGTAGCATCTACAAATTTTAATACCTTTTTATCAAGATATTCAAAATAAGTTATATCAAGTTCATCATCAACTAATAAATCATCTATATTTGCTGATACTCCATCAATCTCAACAACGGTATCTTCATAATATGTGAAATTATCAATAATATCCAAAGGTGATTTAGCTTTAATTATACTATTTAAAGTATCTATTGATACAAAAAGATAATCTGTAATATTTATTTCAGGTGGTATAAAAGGTAAACCAATTGTTATTAAGTTTGGCATTATTGTAATACCGCCCACATCAATAGATATTTGTTCAACATTAACCGATTCAATTAAACCTTGTTCAGAATCACCAACAACCCAAGGCATTCTCATACGTAAATCCATTGATGCCCGTCTTTCATAAACAGTATCAAGTTTTATTGTAGTATCAGTTGGACCCATTAATGATTCTACAAACACTAAACCTTCAGGATTAAACATTTCCATAAATTTAGATTTATTTAATGAATCCTGTAAGTCAAGCATTATAGGCATTGGATCAATAGCATCTGTTGCAAAACACTGAATAGACAGGGTAAATTCTTTATGTGTTGATATATCCGCTTTTCCAGTTTCATCTGCAGGATGAGTAAATTCACGGTTAATTGTTTTAAAAGCAGACATCCTTGCAACAATATAAGGTTTTTCAGGACGAGGCATATTCTGATCAGCCCAAATAACTTTACCAACTGGATAACCAGTAGCAAGCTCTATCCACTTAATTAAAATTGCTCTTTTAGTTGCAAAAGACATTATGTATTTACTTTCACAATTAAATATTTATAGTGATTAATGACTCCGTTTTGCCAGACCTCCTCCTTATCCACTTCGTAGTTTTCTGAGTCAACTACGACTATATCTGGATTCGCAGAGGTAACAAGATTTAACCGGGTATCAGTAAATATAAAAAATAACTTACTGTTACGACGACCTTCAGGTAATTGTTGAACATCTTCAGGTTTTAAAGCCTGAACTGAAGCCATAATTGTTTCTTCAGAAGGTGAACCTTCACTATAGAAACCATCAGTAACGGTTCCTTCAGCTTTTCTATAAATAGTTAATTGACGTCTAAAACTATTCATTTCATCTTCCATAAATTACTTCAGTATGTTGAATAGAATTAATCATTTGACTTGTATCGATTAAAGGTTCATCTCTGCCTTTTTTCTGAATTGTTCTAAAAGCATTTTTATGCCAAGGTCCTGATCGTATTTTATCTACAATCATTTCCTTTACTTCTTCACCTATTCCATAAAGTGCTTGACGTACAGTTTTAAATCCATCAACAACACTTTTTAAAGCACCCAATTGTAACATTGTTATTTTTTCTCTATTATTGTCTGCTGTTTCACGCATAAAAGGACGTTCAGGAATTTTTAATTCTGGACTTCCAAATTCATTAGTTACTCCAACAACAACTAACTCATTCATTTGATGTCTTCCTGCCGTCTTTCCACCTTCAGGCAAACCTACTTTTGTGAAACTATGACCTGCTTCACGTAATTGTTCAATAATTCTATTCCAACCACGATCAAATATTTCAACTCCTACAAATTTAAGGGTTGTTTTACGCATTTGTTACAAATCTATTATAAGGAGTTAATATGCATTTTTTACGAAGTTCAATTAATTCCATACCCCAACGAGTTTGTGATAAATCAGGAAATTGTTTTGTAAGAGAAAAATCAATCATATATTCTCTTTCAAGACTTCCTTCACGTTCTCGTTTTATTGTTCCACCAACAGAATTACTTAAACTTCCACCACTTCCTCCAGCTCTATCATCCATTGCAAGCCAGTGAAGTACGAGCAGGGCAATAGCTGCGTTCCTGAGTATCCCAAAAGCTGTACCAGTTTCATCTTCAGCTTGTAGAATCATAGGCGATACACGAGTATCTGCAGAATAACCAGGCGCCCTAGTATCAATATAAGTCATTACTGGTATCATTAAAAAGAATCCTCTTCAATTTCTTCAAAGTCAGCATCTTTTGATACAATAATTTGACCTATTTTAATTCTTTCCTGAACATCTTTTGTTTTAAGCAATTCTTTTGCTTCTTCTTCAGGAATAGAATTATTACCTGGAATCAACATTCTACCATTAGATAGGTAGTATACAAAAATTGCATTAAACTTAAAATTCACCTATTACCTCCGTTAAAGGCAAAACCGAAGAAGTGGGAGTATGACGATGGTCAGGGACTCCCACTCATTCAACCTATTTTACAGGCTTTCCATGATGTAGACTGACAGCGGGTAGTAAACTACCACACCAGCAAGCCTACCATGGGCGGGCACCACGTACTCCAGGTTTCG